GTTGTCCGCAGCATAGACACTGCGGGCAACGTAGGCGCTGCCAAGGATCGGGGTTTTCATCAATAGTTACCCGCATAGACGTTAAACCGCTGCCTTGTCGCAATCAGCGAGTAAGGCATCGACATCACATCGTCCGGGTTGTTGATGCGCTTGAGGTCACGCTTGCTGGTCATGGCAATACGTCGAACCTGGGGTGACGGCTCTACGCCGAACTCAGGCGCGATCTCCATTGCGAGGTTATAGGCAAACGCCCGCAGGTAACCCGGAGGGAACAGAATCTGCGTGGACAAGTTCGCAGGCTGACTCAACTCTTGCACACTGATGAAGTGGAACTCCAACAGTCGTGTCGGCTTTGGATAGATGAAGATGTCGATGTCCGGATAGGTCATGTTGACGAACATAACCTGGGGGTACGTGGACGTCACAGTCTTGACCGCGATACCATCGTACTGCTGCTGATTGATCAGCTTGATCCCGTAGGACACATTGGTCTGCGGATCACGGAAATAAGTGGCGTCGTCAACGAGAACAGGGCGCACGGCAGTGCCGTTTAGACGCACCAGCGATCCGGTTGGGCCAAGCGTGGCGTTGATCTGGTCAACAGGCCAGTTGCAGACCTGATCGATGGTGGAGAAGACTGACAGGCGCTCGGTGGACCAGGATTCGATCATCTGGTTTAACGCCATTAAACAGTCTTGAGACACGGCTGCGGAAGGCGTTTCACCTTCAGCCAGCACACCTAGCAGCCGCAACGCTCGATTGATCTGTTCGCCTGCGGTGTAGGTAGCCATGTCACTCTCCTTCGTCTGTCTGCGGTGCCAAAAAGTCGGGCACTGGGGTTTCTACCGATTCCTCGGTTTTCTTGCGGCGACCGCGCCGCACAATCGGAGTCATGTCAACGTCCGAGGCCACTTCTTCGACAGTCGAAGGCGTGTCAAGATTGTATCGCCTCCAGCCGTTTTGTTCGTCAAAATCAGCCTCCATGTCCATGATGGCAACTTTAGTGCCGTGAACAGGGTGCTGAAGGTAAATTTCGGGCATGTTTAAGAACGGGGCCGAAGCCCCGTTTGGTTAAGCAACGACAGGATACTGCCACTTGGTGCCGTCCGAGATGAACAGCTTGCCAAGGCCAGTAGCGTTGGTGGTAGTTGCCAGCGAACCAGCCGGTGCGGAGGTCGTGGTTGAGTTTGCCGTGATTGCCGTAGACAAGAAATACAGACCCGCATTCAGATTCTGAACAACAGGACCGGTAGTCGTGTTGTTGATGAACTGATCTGCCGAGATGTAGTCAGTCGCATTGACAACCTCAAACTCCGGGTCAGCGTAAGCTACGCCAATCGCCTTGGTGTTATATGCCATGATGGTTCCTTAAAAACGGGGGCCGAAGCCCCCATTGTTTACTTCAAGAATGCCGAGTAGGCAGCGTCGCCAGTCTTTACGAAACGGTAGGTGTGCGCGCCAAAACGAGGCACAGTCACCGAGCCATAAATCGTAATGCCAGTGCCGGTCGTAACAGGAACAGTGGACGAAGCGCCGCTGTTGTTGTTGTTGCAGATCGTCAGCTCAAAAGCCGAGCCGACTTTTGCACTGGGGACGGCAGCATCAAGCAACGCAGCGGTAGGCAGCGTAACGGTCAGCGTAGCATCGCTAGCTTTTTGGCAAACAACCAAACCAACCGCAACTTGGGCAGCAGTCAGGGTAGTGTCTGCGGTCAAAGTTGTGGGGATAGTTTGGACGGTCAGTTGAGCTTCGGTCAGATTGCCGTCGCCGATCTGGTAGCCACCAGCGCCATTAGGAAGAGCCATGATAAATTCCTTTCAAAGATGTTACGAATTGAAGCCCCCGAGGGGGCATCAAAATCAACCCCACATGCGGACACCCATCTGCGGACGGATGGTGCTGTAGCCGTACAGAACGTCAATACGGCAGGGCATACGATCATTGTTGATGTCGTACTGGCGCACCACACGCAGGCTGATGCCATTGTGAACAGCGCGAGCGGCCATGTCCACACCTTGCGGCAGGAGCAGGTCGGCGGTTGCGAAAGTGATCGCGTCCTTGTGGTAGATCAGGTTCTGAGCGTACTGGCTGGAAGCAGCGCCGACGAACACCACAGCTTTGCTGTTACCAGGCAGAGCGGTCATGGTAGCCAGAGCGTGGTTGGCCGAGTACATCGGAGCCACGGTCACGGTAGCAGTCGTGGTGCTGGTCGAAGAGGCCAGAGCCACGAACTGGAACAGCGAGCCGGTGGACTCACGGGTCTGCGGGTTCACAGCGTAGACATCGGCAATGGTGAACACGTCACCAACAGCGATGGTTTCGCCAGAGCCAACAGTCAGAGTCAGCGTGGTAGCGCCCTCAGCGGTCACGGCAGCGCCGGTAGTAGCGCCGGTGGCAGCGCGGGTGCCGGTGGTGTGCTGCTTGATCGACTGAGACATGTTGATCTCGTCAAAGCCCAACACACCCATGCCCATCATGCCGTTCTTGAACTGCTTGCTGATGGTGTCGGTGGGGTTGAACAGGCCTTTCATGCCTTCAACCAAGCCGGCGTTAGCAGCGGGGTTCACAGTGGCGTAACGGGGAGACATCACAGCAGCGTTCTCGTTCAGTTTCTGCTGAGCTTGCAGCAGAACCAGCGAGGTGCCAGGGGTGGTACCAGGGGTGCCGACGGAGTTACCAATGCTCTTGTAAGCGTTGGCAACGTCAGCGTCGATGCTCGATGCCAACTGGCTGATACGAGGCTTCAACACACGCTCTGCGAAGTCGTCCAACTGCATGGTCAGTTCGGCAGACGTGAAGTTCACGCCGATGTGCTTCTGCGAAGCCACAGTCAGGGTGGTGAACTGCTCGTTGTCGTCCTGCACTTGCAGGGCGGCGCCGTCGGTGACCAGAGCGCGGTCAGGCAGACGGATACGCAGGGTCGAACCAATCTTGGCACCTTCAACAGCAAAGCTGTCGTCGTACTGACGGTTCACGTTACGGGTGAGCACCAGGTTGTTCTCTAGGCCAAATGTTCGCCAAGGTTCGTTACGCCTTGACCGCCCTTTCGGGCTGCTGCATGTCACCATGCAGAGCAGACTATCTCTTCACCCTCTTGCGAGGGGCTGTGCGCTTCCAGCCACTTGGCTGTACTCCCTTACGGGATAGTCGTTACACCTTCCGCTGGTGAGGACAAACGCCGCCGTTTTTGTGTTTGCCAACTTGGCAGTTCATGCACAGAACTTGGTACCCCTCAGGGAACTTGTTCTTACGGAGCCAGATGTAGAAGGCTGTACCGCTTCCGCCGTACAAACCTGCCTTTCTCTGCTCAGCCCCGTCGTTATGAACGTGGTCAATTGACAAAAACATTCGCTCAGTCTCTCCGCAGCAGTTGCACTTGTATCCGCCGTAGGCTTCAAACACTTGCTCTCTGCACCGGTCTTGATTGCGCTTGGTTTTCTCAGACTCTGCGGCGCGTATCGCGGCCACTTCCTCTGGCGTTCCATTTGCAATCTTCCGGTTGCGCCATTCACGCGAATGCTCTCGGGACTTTTCCCTGTTTGCATCACGCCAATCGCGCATACGCTGATTGACTTTCTCTCGGTTGCGTTCTCGGTATCTGGCGGCGGCTTCGCGGTTTTTAGCCCGCTTGTCGTCGTCATCTACCTTATCATTCTCACTTTTGGCTTGGCTCGGTGTTTTCATGTAATCATCTTACATGACGTCCACCGAATTCACACAGTTTTTTTCCTAGGGTTACCCCTAGGGGAGACCGATTAGTTAATCTCCAGAGCCTTCCGGGTGATCATGTCAATTGTCAAAATTGAGTTAGCCATGATCGAAAAATTCCTTTAAAAAAAAGTTAGCGGTTCATTTGTGCTTGCAGCTTCTTCATCTGCCGGGCACGTTCAGCTTCAATCCACTGCGAGTCAGTCATGGTCTTCGTCGAGCGAGGATCAGTCGTGTCGTAGGACGGGCTTCCACTGGTGCGTGCGGTAACAGGCGAAATAGGCGTAGGCGCAGACGTAGTTGGTTTCACAAGAGGATTGGAGCCAAGTTTGGCCTCAATCTTCCCAATCTCTCGGGCCTGCAAAAGAGGTGCCAAGCGGGAAATGCGATCAGCTTCCTTCGGGTTGGTTCCCAGCCAGTAGGCTAGGTCCGGCCCCATGTCGGACGCCTTGATTGTCTCGGCCATCACGTCAGTGACTCGAAGCTGCGGGTTGTAGGCGACTTGTTCAAAGTCGTCGTACTTGGCCCTGGCCTCTTCCTCACGGTCGTGGTAAGCGTCGTTAATCTCAGCCTGCTGCCGTTGGAACTCACGCTGCGCGAGCAGTTCTTCAGCCTTTTTGACGGCCAACGCTTCCGCGTAGGCATCAGGCGACTCGAAATGCTCGATAGGCGGGACTTCTCTTGGCGCTTGCGGTTGGGCAAGTTTGGCCTGCTGCTCACGTTCCCATTTGCGCTGCTCTCTGGCAAGGCGCTTGCTGATCATCGCGTCGATTTCAGCCTGGGTGAATTTCTTCTCCTCGGGCGTCTGCTCGGGTTGACTCTCAGCTACTTCCGGCGCGTTTTGTGCATTCTCCGGGGCGGCCGTCGCCTCGGGTGCTGGCGCGGATTCAACTTCCGCTAAGGCTTGTTGGACTTCTTCAGTCATTTCATGTTCCATTGGAACCCCGGTCTACTGGGCCGGTACAGGTTGTACCGCTATTATGCGGCAGATTCTTTCACTTGTGCAGCTTTGTACGCAGCCACAACATCTTTGGTGTGCAAAGCCTTGCAAATGGCCTGCACCTTTGCATCCTCGGCGCTGTAATCGTCGCCAGGGGCAACAACGTGGCGGTGGAACTTGCTGCTGATTTCGACGCCATCTTCTTTGATGGCGGTCTTGGTGCGAACTTGCACGCAGCCGTTTTCGACGGCTTCAATCAGATCGACGGAGGTAACTTTTTCGAGAGACATGATGTTTCCTTGTTTCCAGCAATGGTACAAACACACCACTTTCACTGTC